ACAACCTCGAACAATGCTTCTAGGTTTTCTTTGTTGTCCACGATAACATCTTTGACCTTGCCAAACTGCACACGCATTGCCTCAAAAATAGGCGTTGCAACATCTTTGATAACCTTTGCAACGTCGGTAATGACCTTGCCAAACCCGTCGCCTTTTGTCAGGCTAAACGCACCGCTGAAAGCGTTAATTGCTGGCAATGCGTTTTGGTTAATGAAATCAAGTAATTTCCCAAGAATAGGCAGCAAGGCTGTACCAAGAGTTTCTTTTGCCTCATCAAATGCCACCTGGACACGTGCTATCTGTCCAGCATAAGTATTTGCGTTTGCAGCTGCCGCGCCGCCAAATAGATCGCTTAGCCTGCTTTGTACCTGCTCAAAACTCATTGTCTTTAACTCAGCAGCAGATAAACCAATGCCCAGTTTGCCAAGAGCTGTTGTATTGCCGTCGTAGGCTCTACCCAACGCGTTTGCAACTGTTTCAAGTGGCTTGCCTGTTGCGGTGCTTATGTCTAAGGCTTGCGCCAGTAATTGTTGCGCCTTTTCAGTGTCGCCCGTCGATCTAACCAAGCGTCCTAATGCTGGGCGCAGGTCATCATCTGCCACACCTGTTGCCAAAGACATTTGCAAAATTGATTGCTCGGTTGCTTTAATTTGTGCCTGCGTTGCACCTGTTGCATTTTCCAATGCCAGTGCCAATTGTGTCTGTGCCTTTTCATCAGCTATCGCAGCCTTAACACCTTCGATACCAATTGCGATTGCGGCAGCACCAGCAGCGGCGGCAGCGGCGGCAAATGCTTTGCCAATTTTTGCACCAGCTTTGCCGATCTTGTCACCAAATGAATCAACGTCACCGCCTGCGGTTTTAAGTGATTTGTTAAGGTCGCTGACATCTCCAAGTATGGAGAGCTTTAAGGTACGGCTTTTCTCTGCCATTACGTGTACTTCTTAATGATCTTGGACAAACCTTGTTCCCATTTTTTCACAATGTCAGGCTGGACGCTTCTTAGCGTTGGATAGATAAACCAACCGCGTGACCCGCGACCTTCACGACCTGACCAAACTGGAAACTGCTTGTATTTGTTTGAACCAAACTCGTAACCGCCCCAAAGTTGTTGGGTCGTACCGCCACCGCTTAATTTCTGACGCGCAAAACCGTAACTAATTTCACCAATTTTTGATGATTTCTTAACGGTTGCCCCGTCAGCAATAATCTTTGACACCCGATTGGGGCGTTGACCAGCTGCGGCACTTACTCGTTGCTTAACAAATTCTGCAAGCTCAGACGAAACCTCTTTGGCTTGATCGGTTGCCTCAGCGTCCATTGCCTTAAAAGATTTGAGAATTGCGCGCAGCTCAGCCTTGTCATAAGCAATTGCGTCTTTAGCCATTTGCGCGCCTTTCCAAAATCTCTAAAACGGTGAGTATGTCCTCGGCTGTCTCAAAAACATCTGGGTGTAGCCCTGTTGCCAGAGCTACCTCCCAAACTATTCTGCTAAGGCTTCCGACGGCGTAGCTTTTGGGTTTGCCTCACCTACGATTACCTCAGCAATACCTTCTGTCCAAATGTCGATCGGCTTGACAGGCTTTCCAGCTGCTTCACGCTTCATAGCGTGATAGGCAAGAAATACTAAATCGGAAATGCCGATCTTTTCCTGTGCCTGAGCAATTGTGTGACCTGTGTGCTTTTCCCATTTGACCCACTCTGGCGGTGCAGCTGTGTAAGTGATCTGATCGCCGTTTGTGTATTCAATTGTGATTGGTAGTTTCATTTTGTCTCCCGATTAGTAGTTTTTAGCTAAATGTCTCAGTAGGTGTTCCCACTACGACAAATGATAGGTCAACGGTCTGTGCATCTGGTGCAGCACCGCCGACGCTTGGAAACACTGGCATTACGTTAAATGCAAAAACTGCGCCTGTAACCGCTGTCATTGAAACTGCCAGCGTTGTGTTTGGTGCTGTTTCGCAAGCTGTCCACAATGCTTCGCAAAGAGAACCTGATGCGCCCCAGTCAGCAAGCATTGAAATGTCAAAAGTCCACTGATCGTCAATATGCTTGTAAGCCTTGCCGTCCAGTGTTTGGTATGTCTCGACGGTTGGGCTGTTCGCAAGAGTTGCGCTGGTCGCCTGTGCGTCATAGTTAATGGTTGCAATGGTCACGACTAAATCGCGACCAGTGATGATTGTCGTTGGCATTTTGTCTCCTATGTAGTTTGTGTGTAATAAGTCGAAACGTTTATGTCAGCCACCAGCATTGGACTTTGTCCTACTTCCAAAACTGTCGGCTTTTCAATAACGCCAACGACGTATCCTGCTGGCATTGCAGCAAGAATTCCGATTATGAGCTGTTCCAAATTGTCTAGTGACCCAGCATTGCTGTTGCTCGCGACAATTGCTGTAATTGCAAAATTAAGTTTGACCTGTGTTTTTGCCTTGCCAATTAACACGACTTCCATGTATGGGCTGTCAGGTACAACAACAATGGCTGGCGGAATTGGTGACTCAGGCACGCTTGGATACACGTTTGCAGATAGCGCGCTAAAGGCGTTTGCTAGAGCTGATCGTGTTTCGGCAATTGAGTTTGCTGGCATTTATTGAACCACTGTCTCAGCGTCCAAATAAGGCATCAGCAATGTGCTGACACGGTTGGTCAAGCTGCGACCCATACGGTATGGCGAGCTTGTAAAGTCCACGCCCTCGATCTGTCCACCAGCTGCAACGCGTGATTGGAACACCTCAACGCTAACAGCCAAAATTGCTGACTCAATTGCTGGTGTGCTGGCATAAATTTGAGCAGCTGAGTAACCAGACAATGTTGCTTTGCCGTTTGGCACGATTGGGCGCAATGTGACGTCTGCATTTGTAAGCGCAGCTGTAAAGTAATAAGGCGCACTGTCAACAACCGTAAAAGTCGCGCTAAATGGTGCAGGCAAGCCCGTCACGATTACTGATTGACCCGCTACAAAATAATGTTCGCGGATTGTAAAAAATGTTGCAACATTGTCTTTGAGTTTGTACGCATCAATTCCCGAAACATTTGCAACCAGCATTGGCAAAATGACGTCCTCGCTGGTGTTGATGATCTCGTCTAAATAACTGTCGCTGTAAAGTGAAACGGACACGCCAAGCACCGTGCGCAATTGACTTGCTGTAACAATGGCTGGCATGTCCGTTTCCTTTCGACTGCTGCGGCGAGATCGGGAGAACCCGCCGCATGATTAGTTAATGGCTAGTTATCAGGTCTTATTGATACCAAACGCGCCTGCACCGATCTTGGTTGCAATTGCGCCGTATCCATAAACTGAAACTGCAATTTGACCTGACGCGATTACGTCTGCACGCAAGCGGTAGGTTGGGGACTCGTACCATGTATAAGCACTTGGGTTGATGATTAGCATTGAGTCATCTTTGTCAGTGTCATTTGCTGACGGTACGTTTGCTGTGACGTATAGATCAAGACCTGCGACGTTGCCGCGGATTGAGTCTGGACGTACTGCGCCGCCTGCGTTGCTTGGCTGTGCAGCCATGTAAATTGGACGACCTGAGTCGTTAAGTGTCATTAGGTTTGCCCACTGGCTTGTGTTTGCCAAGATGTTGCGAGCAAAACCTTGTGTGTTTGAGTAAACAGATGCAGCACCGCGTGACACAAAGCCAAGCAACTCTGAAGCTGTTGGGTATGTTGTCAGTGTTGTTGCATCAGCTGTTGCACCAGATGCCAGTGCTGTGTAAACAGCAAGGTCGGTTGCCTTTGCATAAGCTGCTGACATGTTGTTAAGCAACTCGTTGAAAAATAGTGGTGATGTGCGATCTAGCAATTCAACGCTAAATGTTTGCTGTCCAGCATACTTTTTGACTGTAACTGACAAGAAACTTGAAGCCTGATCTGTTTCGCTTGGTGTGCCTGCTTCTGCTGTTTCAGCAACTGTTGGCATTGTTGTGATCTTTGGAATTTCAAATGACATACCAGCATCAGGCAAAACGCCACGGCTGATTGCGTCAATTGCTGATCGTGTGTTGTTAGCAAGTCCGTTGATAACTTCTGTCAACTGACGTGTAGGCACGAGACCTGCGTTGTCTGTTGTGTCATCTGCCGCTGCGACATACTGACGTGCTGATTCCTCGCCAAGTGAGGCGCGAATTGTGTTTTCCAAATACTTAGCAGCTGTGAACTCTAGGCGTGGCTTTGATGTCCAACCGCCTACGGCTGGCTTTGCATTTGCTGTTACTGACTGGGCAGCTTCTACCGTCTCGACGGTTTCCGCGTTTGTGACGGTGTTGTCCACTTCGTCTCCTTCTGTTGTTGGTGTTTCCTCTGACTCAACTGTTGAATCAGAAATCTCAGGCTCATCACCTGTTGTAGCTGCGACCTCGTTTACGCGTGCTGATCTAATTGCAGGCTCTGACGTTAAAGCAACGCCAGTCATTTCGCCTTTAAGAATTCGTACTGTTCCGTCTTTAAGTGTCTCGTATTCGTCAAAATAAACTTCAACGCTAAATCCGTCGCGCAAACCTTCTGAGGCTTCTACAAGTGCATCTGTGCCAGCTGTTGTGTTGGCGATCTTAAATGTTGCGTCAATGCCCTGTTCGTTTGACTCAATTGACAATGTTTTGCCAATACGACGTGTGCGGTCATGCTCTAGGTTAAGTAAGACGGGCACTGCCTCAATACTTCCCTTTGCAAATTGCACTTTACCAATTGAGGCTGTTCCAGTTTCCTCAAATGTCACAATACGACCCGTGATCGTACGACTGTTTGAGTCAGCTGCGGTGATAGCAATTGCCGTGATGAGTTTTTTCATAACAACATGTCCTCTTCTGCGCGTATTTCGTCGATCGACATTGCGCCGATACGATTTAAGATTTCATAAACCTGCGCGCGCTCAAATGGATTGCCACGCAAGAAATTGTCTAAATCAAACATGACTTTGTTGCCCGCTGGTGTGAAGTCTGCAAAAGATAGCCGTTGTTCCAAAATTGACATGTAATTTCTAAAAGCAAAGTCCACCAGGTCGCGCCTTTTGTCTAAGGCGTTCGCGTACGTAAAACTTGATTGTTGGCTGTCTGTAAAATAGGCAGGTATGCCACATGCACGTGATAATTCAAGGCTGACATAGTTACGTGCTTCGTTGAGCTGTAAATTCTTAGGGTCGAAGCCAACTGCCTCCATTGTCACATCAGCGTTAAGAAATGCTGTTGATTTATTGGCACGTGCTGTTCGCCAGGCATTAAGAATCTTTGCAACACGATCTGCTGGCAATGATGTGCCGTTTGATTTTAAAACCATTAGCGGTGTTGGCTCGTTGGCAAAATTAAGTGACGCTTTTTCTAACGCGGCAGCAGCTTTTATCGTGCGACCTGCGCGAGCCAACAAACCCTCTTGCGTATTTGGAAAGACAACCAAATTTGTTGGGTCAATTGGCTTGCCGTCGATCTCATAAGCTGTAATTTCTGTGTTATCAAAATTTGTAGTAATTGACACGCGCTCTGGTGCAACTCTTTCCATTGCGCGAATTTTTCCTGTATCGGCGTATCTTTCCATAACCATTGCATACGCTGCGTTGTGAAAGAATAAATCGGAAATTAGCCAGCCGTAAAATGTTGAGCCTGGTATGCGTGGGTCAGGCTGATTGATAACACGCGGCTGTGAAACCTTTTCACCTGTTGCCTCATTGCGTGTGTGCAATGGTAATGATGAAATTGTTTGGATAATGCTCAAAGCACGTGCCACGGTCGGCACGCTCATTGCTTCTGCGCGATTAGCTTGTGCAATGCCGTAAAAATAAAAATTGTTGTTTTCAGTAAAGTACGGCGCAAGTGATGCGTCAACGTCCAAAGGCGCAGCTGGAACGGCAGCTGACACCTTTGGCACAAATAGATCGAATAAACCCATGTCCTAATTCTGACAGGCTTATATGATCAACCAACCATGATGTCAAGATCATTGTCTGGGCGTGTCGCAAAGTGTGTAACAAGGGCGACGGCGACTGCCCCGCAAACTATTGCGTTACTGGCTCGTCTGCCAATGACCCAACCGCCGTCACCACGGCGCAATTGTACCGCAGCTAGAATTTCCTCAGTCAGCTGTGATTGCCCACGGTGTTTGAGTCTGCCGCTGTTAATAGCCGACAACATTTCGTCGCAGCTCTGCGGATACGCACCGTCCATGTCAAACACTGGTATGCCAGCAGGTGCAAGCCGTGAGGCAACCGCACCAGCTGATTTTCTGCTGTAAAGCACATATTCAGTCGGATACTTGCGCGCATAGTCTGCTAATTCGTTTGCAATTTCGCGATCATCAAGCTGCAACTCATTTGACCAGCTGTGCAGCAGCTTTACGACAAACGACTCATTTTCTAGTTTCTGCGCTCCAACAAGACTTGCGTGTTTTCTGTCTGGTGAAAGATCAATAGCAAGCCAGGTTAATTTCTCAGGGTCAAGATCAACGGTCTTGTCAAGGCATTTGTTCCACGCGCTCGCGTCAACAATGTTTTGAATTGCCACGACCCACCTGCACAAAACCTCGGACATAACAACATTAGGCGGGTCGTTAAGTACCGACCTGATGTTGTCCTCATGAATAGTCACGCCCATTGCTGGGTTGGCATGTCGAGCATTTTCCAAAGTGATCTCATCTGTTGGCGACGACCACTCAAAATACCCAATGTCATCTTTTACGCCGCCAATACTGGCAAGGGCGCGATCTCTGAAGGAATTGAGTACAACCGACGTGTTATCGCCTGCGTTTGTATAACCCATGAGCATAGGGTTCGGCGCAGCCATAAGGGTGTAACGCAATGAGGCAAACGAGTCCATGTTGTTCATACGCAACAACTCGTCAAGGTGAATTGTGGACGGGCGGCTAATACCTCGCGCAGCTGAGCCACCAGCACGCACCATGAAGCGCGTGCCCATTTTTGTTTCGATTTCCTCCGCCCCATGATTTAGGCGTACTTTCTTGACCTGCTTAGCCAATGAGTCGTTAGCCTCAATTGTCCACATCATCTGGCGAAACTGCTCCAATGAGGTGTTGAGGGTGTGAGCCTGTCCAATTTGCAAAGGTTCGTCCCACAAGAAAAGACCGCCAAGAATTCTGATCTGCTGTAAAAATGATTTTCCGTTTTGACGTGCCACAACAATGCAATTGACTGGTGATGCCCACCTACCGTCAGGCTTGTACTTGTGCGTGTGAATAAGGGCAAATTTTTGCCACTCCATAAGTTCCACGCCCAAACTAGCTGCCAAGTCGATCAATTCCCCGCCGCGTGAGGGTAAATCGTTCAATGGCGTGTGAATTCGAGGCGTTTGTATGCCTAATAGCGGTATTTGCAGGTCTGTGTCCCTATCTTTTCCCTGTTGCGACCCTTTGCGACCGTCTAGTGCCCCTTCTAGGGCTTCTGAGGGCTTCTCAGTCGTTTTCATGCGACTTCGAGTCGTTTTTGGTATAAAAAGGAACAGGAAGGGTCAGAGGTGTCTTAGGCACGCTAAAAAACCGCCCACCCTTACTAGAATTGCAACTAGTGCAAAGTGTTTGCAAATTCCACTCATCATCAGTGCCACCAGCTTGTCTAGGGACTATGTGATCGACGCTGTTGGCTTCCTCAACACCACACATCTGACAAACATAGCCGTCTCGTTGCAAAATGCGTAGCCTTATCTTGCGCCACTTGGTTGTGCTGCCATTACCTTGTAATGCACTACTCATCAGTAGTAGTTCCTTTCTTGATGAAATGCCCATGCCTTGCATGGCGTTTGATAACGCTTTGTAACATAGCGGATTGTGGCATCTATCTGGCGATAAGGGTCAAGGTCTCGATACCAGGTTGACCTCATCTGACCTAATCCATAATGACTGCCGTTTTTGCTTTTGTAATTCCACCGACTCTCTTTATTTAGAATCGAGTGAAAACATTGAAACTCTTTGTAATCAAGAATCCTAGAGTGTGCGTAGAGTTTCAGATGATCAATTGAATAAGTAGCTGCATTTGCTTCTAGTGTTGTCGTTATTGAAAGCAATGCCGCAATGGCATAGACCTTGCCCATTAGCCGATTGCGCCCTTGCGAGCTACCCGCCTCAGCGGCTCGCTTCAAGCGAAACCAGCGTACCAAGACTGTCAAGTTACTGGTCAGTATGTGGATAACTCTAGCGTGCGCCCTGCGTGTCGTCCACAGGTTTTGCACACCTGTGGATAACTCCTGTGGATAACTTTTCATAACTGTACCCATTTTTCTGGCTTGAAATCCAACTCAGACTCTTTACGTTCAACAGCTGCACTCATGCCACGCGTACCAGGAAACAAATCATCTAATTGATCTCCACGTTGAAAATTAAGTAAATCAAGTACCCAGTCATTGAAATACGCAGGCTTTGACCCTCTTAAACCTTGCTTCATTGCTCTAGCACCAATGCAGCTGTCTTTAACAAAAGGTCGTCTGTTTTTTTCTTGTCTGCCTCCATAAAGCAAAACAGGTTCCCAGCTGTAATTGACGGTCACATTGTTTCTTATGTTAAACATGGTTTTTGTCCATGCACACACTCTAGTTTTTTCGTCCATTAAAGGTAGATAGAAACTGAGCGCAGCGGTGTGACAACTTAAAGCCCAGCCGTCTTTGTATTCGTCCATAAGCATTTCTACAAGCTCAACATGTGCTTGTGGATCGTCCCATTTTGCAGCTTCTGGGTGTAAATCTCCGTAAAAACTTTTTGCCCAACCTAAATAAGGTGGGTCAGCATAGGCAAATTTCATTTACTGCCTCCTATTTGGGCAACACCCATAACCTCGCACTTGGTGCATTGAATAACTTCGACGCCTTGTGGCAGGTTGTCTGTGATCTTATGTACGAGCTGCCGTGTCACCTTTTTACAAATGCGGCACTCAAATTGCACTTGTTCCATAATTGGATTTCCTCAAATTCTCAATAGGTTGCAGGTTAATTTGTGTGACCCACCAAGTCGGTTGCTTGCTGTGTCGGTATCTAGGCTTTTGAGCCATTGTGACTGGTATCCAGCCTGCTATGTAGTAATTGGGTGCTGTGCCTGTTACTAGCACGGCAATGTCATTGGGTCTGTCGTACTCATAGACGATCAGCTGACCCAGCTCGTACTTTGTCCAGCGCACCTCAATAGCTGCGCCAACATCAGCCTTGACTTTGCCTTTGTCCTCAAATGGGTCAAATGGCAAACCAAAGTATTTGGCTACTGCCCACTCACTGCCAATTGACTCTGCTAACTCTGCCAAATAAGTCATAAATGATGTTTCGTTGTAATGACCTTTTGACTCTAGCAAGTCGCCTTTGTCGCTGGTGATCTTGACAGCTGCAACCATGCACACGCACATTTCATTGGCTGTGAGCTTGATTTTCAACGGCAACCACCGCAAAACCAAATGACTTTTTCGTGCTTGTCATAACCTTTTTGGTAGCCAAATGAGTCAAGCTTTGTAATCTGTGAACATTTGTCACACTGCTCTACTTTGTACTCAGCGACTACTTCACCATTGCAAAGCAGCTTGCACATCATTGTTTTAACGTCGATCATCTCCATGTAATCGCTCATAAATGCAACCTGTCCTCACACTTTTTACAAAACCAAACAACCAAACCGTCCTCACGGTCGTATTCATTAACCATGGTGTCGTCGTCGCAGTCACTGCAATTCATAAAACCACCGAAACCGCTGAAACTGTAAATCTTGCCGTCGGTTGCTTTGTAAATGTCTTTTGGGTTGATCATGGTAGGCGCACCACCCATTGCCCTGTGCTGCCTAATTGATACCAAACAGGCTCACATTGATTTGCTTTGGCTTTTTCGGTGCAGAAATAGCCGCCCCAAGCTTTACCAGTTTTGGCTGACTCGCCTGTTTTCCACACTCGTGTGCCGTGTTCGCAGCGTGGCTTTTCCTCCACCAATTGACCACCCAATTGATTTGCGATCTCATCAATTGATGAACCCAGCGACGGTATGCCTGATTGCTCAGCTTCTCCTGCTGTGGCATAACTTGGCACGTCGCCGTGCTTTGTTGTCCAATAGTCATAATCAGCCTTGACATCAGCTGTGGCAACCTTTGTTGATAGCTTCTCGACCTGTTCCATTGTCTCGCGCGTTGCCTTTTCTGTCCCGCCCATGACCAATGCCATAACGCGCATCAAAGCTGAGGTCGTAGTGTCCTCG